CAGAAATAGTGAACATCACTGGCTATCCATGCCAGCAGACTGCCCCGCTCATCGGCCTATGGTGACGCCGGGAGGGTTTGGATCTACCCCTCGATAACATGCAAAAAAGTTCCCCTAGGATTAGTCTCCCTAGGTTTGTCCCTTCTCAAGAAGGCGACGAAGGTGTGGCGGAGAAATCATGTATTCTAATGCGCCCCAATTATATGCAAACAATTTCGTCTGCATCTAATTACCGATCCTGTTTCGGACAGTAAACCGATTCTTCCAGTTCATCATGTCGGGCTGGCGGGTAAAAGATTACGACCGTTCCTTCCGCACTATACCGGTTCTCCTAGGCTGCGGCCAGGAGCCATTATATGTGCAAGTATACCGCTCTTGAGTATTGTCAGGCGGTATTGTTGATTGCCACGTTGAGTGTACTTTCATCGCTGCCAGCATTGCAGGGGATAATCTTCTTGGGATAATGTGTTGCAGGCTAAAGAGCCGCCGCGTTACTTATGAAGGGGACTCTTGCAATGGCAGTGATTGGTGCTTAAACGTGTTGTGTCACTTGGATCTTCGCCATGGCACAGTTGAATGCGGGATACGCTTTGTTATTCATCCCATTCATCGCAACCAACATGCTTTTGTTCAAAGCCTTGTCTGTGTCGGTACCCGCTCAGGGAGGCGACGGCAAAGGCAGTGGTAAAAACTTCGAGGATCTTCGCCTCAAGTTCTTCCCTTCTAACGGGAAGTTGGGTGGTAATTATCAGGCGGCTAAGCCTGGTGAGGATTTCCGTCCCATCACTGATTAGTTTAATCAGCGGTTCTATCGGGTAGAGCTACATCTCGGAGCCACCCGTATACGTGCACTCTCCGCGCCCGACTTCAAGACCCGTTAAAAGAAGGACTTCGGGCTCTGTGCCTCGGCTGCTCTATTATATTTTAAGTACCATTACTAAGATATATAGACATTTACGAGAACGGAAGTGAGAGACCTGGCAAGAGTCTGTTTTAAAGACCTCTCCGTTGTGAACAACTGTATTTGGATTGACAAGGAGAACGCTGGGACCGCTGCCACCCTATTAGCCCAATAAGGCATCCAATTGTTCTGGGTCACAAACAGAACTAACCCTGATTCTATCCCTGCTGATTGGGGGATCTTGCTGGTTGAGCACGGCAAGGCTGTTCATGCTTACGTTAACCCGGATTTGGGGAAATGTTGGGACCAGCAGTACAAAGGGGGAAAATGGGTAATGGGTGAGGTATTTGCAGAAGTGGATAAGCTCCTTGATCACGGCAAGAAGGAGCGTCCAGTGGATACCAAAGAGGGGGATAAGAAGGCTAAGGTAGAGCCCCTCGTGAAAGATGTTCCCAAGGAGAAGCCATAGAAGTAGGTTTAGATTTCCAGGGAGCAGAAGTAACCGATCGAGAGCCCAAGGTTGAGAGTGATAGGCTAGGTATAGAGCGAATCGGTTAGTAAGGTGGCGGAAGTTAAACGGCAACCTTTGGATGTTAATGTTGTCAGTGAGAAGCTAAAGGATTGGCACCCCCCATCCGCTGACAGCTCCTTGGGATTGGATGATTTGATACAAGAACCCCAGGGCTCCGAAAGCCACCATGTTCAATCGTTGGAGACCAGGACCTGGTCCAACATATAGATGTACGACAGCAGGGTCTAAGCAGACATCGATCGTACAGTTGACGCTCCACAGCAACGAGGGCAGCAAGAGGTTAGAGAAAACCACAATAACGAACTGCTAGTGGATTTGTTGCGAGGAGGGAATGAGCTGTCTTAGATACGATAAGCTGAACGGAGATTGGACCATACTACGTTGAATCTCGATGACTATGAGGGAATTGGTCAGAATCCGATGGTACAGGAAGTCTAGCAAAGGCATTCTTCCGTGTTGTCGGACACTAGATCGAGAGCGTAGTAGTCAAAGAGATCAGAGTTGGACAAGGCTCAGTGGGATCTGCATGAGTATCTAACAGGTGAACCGGCTGACAAGAAGCAAATATCTGAATCACCCGGGTCTTATTACAGCTTTTGTTACGAGCGCTTGACCAGCGAGATTAATCGCAGGCACTTCCACCCTACCATGTGGATTGATTTTAAGCGACGTGACAAATTTTCCCTATACTGGAGCGAGGGGTACTTCAAAATCCTGGACCACACGCATGGGATGCTTTATCGTACCGGCCATAGGGCTGTGCGATTTAAGTACCTCATAGAGAGCTTTTAGAGTGAGCGTGTTGAAGACAGGAGATTCCTATAAGTGGGCCACAACCTTAGGCTGTCGGAGGACTTTACTGTCGATGAGAGTGCCGGTTTGGATCTCTCTGACACTCAGTTAGTCCGTCCCGCGATAGCCAGGGAAGTGATGGAGACTGCTCACGTGTACCCATGCGACAACGAAGTGGCTGTACAAATACAGCTTCTGAAGGTATTAAGGTAGTCTACTCCTTATTACATCCAAACTGACAAAAGCAGACAGTTGGATGATTAATTTGGGGAGATTCTTGATGATTACCATTTCGCCTTCCGACTCTACTAAAAGCGAGCAGATATGATGGCTAAGTAGAGCGCCGATGTCGCCAAGTTCAAGCTGAAGAACACAGCGATGACCTAGTACATGACCACGTAGGATAAACACTCTGCGTTGGCTAGATTGATCGACTGGATTTGTACCCTCTCATGCAATTTTAGGACCTTAAAGTTTAGATAATTTGTACGAGATGGAATTCCGGTTGACCTTGCTAGGTTGAGAGAGGCTTTGATCATCAAAATAGTTACCTCTACGTCATTCATCGTTTCTGTGTCTGTTGCCGTCCTCTCATGGTATTATACCCGTTCCACTCCAGCGGAAGGGTTGACAGCATATGCCATGCATGAGAAGAGAGAAAAATTCCTCGACGAGAACAAGCGAAATTTTTCTCTATGCCGTCCTTCGAATTGCTAGATCCGGTTGACGGCACGCCCATTCCATGCGACCTCGCGCATGTGGGCAAGCACTTCGGTGAATACTGCGACTGTGGGAAACAATATGTAAAATAATAACTCTTCTCAGGCGTCAGTATGCGCAACCACCTAGTAACATATGGGAATTGCGTAATAAACCGGATAGCCGCCTTGATAGGAAGGCAGGCCTCCTCCTGTACTCTGCCACGGTTACCAGTGGTTGATGAGTTTCTGAGGTTTTGCCTCCAGGAGGATACATTACTAAGGCGAGTCGTAGAGACCGCCAATTCTGATCCCCTCGACTTTACAGTGGACGACTACATCAGGTATGTGGCAGAGTCCGACTTACCCAAGTCTATAAAATATAGGACTGCGTGGGAAAGGTTTTTGAGGGGAGAGCGTAAGGACATCACATACAAGGTAGTGGCAAAGACCGGGGAGTATTTCAACTTAGCCCCCGGAAAGAACGCCGAAAGCCTGAGTAATAGAGCTAGATGCATATTTGACCCCGAGGACATTGTTAAGGTATTCGGGGGTTGGTACGCTTAAGTATTAAAGCGAGCATTAAAGAAGTGTACTAACTAATATGCCGGGGAGATGAGCGTTACGAAGAGGGAGAAGTTGATGACAGCTGACATTGAGTAGTTTAAGACTCGGCATTAAGGGCCAGTCTACGTTACTGATGACGGAAGTAGTCACGACTCCAACTAGAACGCATGGGTGTTGACGATAGACCAATATCTTGTCGCCATGACCTATACCCGACTTACGGCTCAATACGGATTTACCCAAGAAGAGTCAGATTACCTCTATAGATTCCTATACGATTTGGATATTACTTTCGAGTCTTTCTTGAAGGTGTAGAAGAAGCGCAAGGTAGTCGTTAGGGGTAGGCTCCATGGGACCGTATTTTCAGGACACCCTACCCGTACCACATTGGGTAACTCATTGAGAGTTATCTTGTACAAGAGGTACGTTATGTGGAAGGCAGGAATATCGGATTACATTCTATACGTTGTGGGTGACGACTGTTTGATCGTCATGCCGAATGAACATAGAGAGTAATACGAGAGAGAGTACTGGAAGGTCTACACACCCACCCCAGGGTCCATGCATGGACTGGGATAGGTGTCCAAGGGCATGCAAGTGTCTAGAGAGCACTTTAGCATTTTGTCCCTATTGGGCACTCATGACGTGGTTTATGGTGTGAAGCTGTTCAGAAATTTGCGGCGAATAGTTTAGATATAGCCCTACTCTTCTTCAGACATCTATGAGAGATGCAAACCTGCGCTTCGAGAAACGATGTTCCAAAAGCTCAAATAGAGTGTTGCCAACTCTATTTTCCTTGCCGGTTCCTATCTAAGCTTCGTGTCAGTGTATTTAGATCGCATACAGACTGCACTAAGCCCAGGGTTCTTCTTAGAGAGAGGAGAATCCATGGCCAGCCACTAATTTAAACTCGATATGCATAAATTGAGTCATGAGCTGGTCGATGATTGCGTGTATGAGGACCTCTACTCTAGGGTCGGCGATTCAGCAGGGTGTGACCCCTTGGACTATAGATCGATAGTTGCTGAGTTGAAAGAGGGAAAGCAGTACACATTGGACAGCAATGATTGTACTGCATCTGGCGTGCTTTAAGCAAAAGAAGATTGTGATTATTATTGATTGTATAGTTTTTCTATTTTTATCAAATTTATATATATATACATTCAAAGATCACGCGTCACACACCAGTACTTCGCGCTCCCGTTCCGTCCATCACGCTCTCTACCATCCGGGCTTGTTTCTCAGCCCGAAGGAAGTACTCCCCACACTTCGATGAATATGGGGTCGCTCACAGCTAGCACTGTGGGTATGGGAGCAATGGTAAGCTCTGAAGAAAAGCCAATCATCACGTAAAGCTCTCGAGTGAGAGCACTGTCATTCGAAGGCAGAGAGGAAGGTGCAAGTCCTTCTAC